AGGCGCTTTACAATCTTATATACTATTTTTTGACCAATTACAAAATAGTAGAGGAGGCGCAAGTGTTGGTATAAATCAAACATACGAATTACAAACACAATTTAAATTATATGGTATTCCTGCTGGCAATTATTACTTTCAGGTAAAACAAAGACCTAATTTTGCATCACCGACTGTACAACCAACGGTAACCATCGACCCGGATAATACTACAAAATCTTATTTACAAATTACGCAAGTAAATCAAGCCGCTGATGGATTGATTATGGATATACCGGCTAATATGCCATTTGGTACTAATGGAATTAAACAAATTGATTTTATTACAGGTTTCCAAAAGAAGTATAATTTAGTAATATATCCTAATAAAACTAAACCAAATGAGTTTATCATTGAAACATTTAATCAATGGTATAAAAGAGGTGAGGTAAAAGATTTTAATAAATACATCAATTTAGATGAAAAGATAGAAGTAATACCTGCTAATAACTTAGCTGTAAACGAACTTACATTTGGTGATACCTTAGACCAGGATTATATCTCTCAACAATTTAGTAAAGAAGCAAATAGAGAATATGGTAAAACATATTATGTAGATACAACAAACTTCTTTTCACAAGGTAAGTTTGAAGTTAAAACAACTTTTGCATCAGACCCATTAATAAGAATAGCTGGAACAGGTCTATCAGGTTCTGTATCAGGATTGGCTCCTGTTACTGAATGTTACGATTATCAATACTACGCATACGCAGGTTGTACTATATATTGGACAAGTTGTGGTGGTAGTTTACAATCAGCATATGTTTCAGCAGGAAGTACATATTATATATATTGTGCTAGAGAAGGTACATTAAGTGGATGTGGTCCTTTTAATCAAATTGCTGCATGTTAAAAAAATAAATTATGGCTCAAATTATTCCAATATACATACCAACTTATATATCCGATGCGGCATACAAGCCTAATAGGGTATTACCTCGTTTATTATTTTATAATGGACCAGTTGAATGTGAACCATATTATATAGAAAGTGGTTCAGCAGCTTTTGGTGGTGTAACATATGTACAAGATGCATTTCCTTATTTTGACAATTATAGTGTTGTTAGTGGTTCGTTTCCAACGATAGATTCTAACTCATTATTATTCAATAACGAAAACGCTTCGTATGGTTCTATTCCATCAGGTTCGCTTTATAATCAATATTGGGAAAAGTATATTACATTATTATATAATCCAAAAACGAGATTACTAAATTGTTCTGCAATAATACCATTGGCTGATTATACTAAAATGGAATTGAATGATATTGTAAACTTTAGAGGAAACTATTATCATCTAAGAGCAATTAATGATTATTCTTTAAAAACAGGTGAATGTGATTTACAATTATTAGGTCCAATTATTCCCGATGTATTTGATGCAGCACAGGCTAATACGCCTGTTGTTCCAACGTGTTGTACTCCAACAATGGATAGTGTAACTGAATCACCAACGGGTACAATCAATCTTAACTTTACATTAGGTAGTGGTACGTGTGATACGTGTACTGCAACAACTGTACAAAAATCCTACGATGGTGTAAACTTTGGTAGTAATAGTACGGCAGGTTGTACATCTCCGAGAACATTAGCAGCAGAAGCAGTGCCGGTATGGTATAGAATAATTACAAATTGTACAGGTGGTGGAACATCGGCAGCATCTAATAGTATTAGATTTGAATCATCAGCAGTACCTACTCCAACATATATTCAGGTAACTGATGGATATTCTAATTCTTTTCCAACTGATTGTTTAGGTAATAGTTATACTACAACACAAAATGCTACAATAGCTACGTTGTTAGACCAATACTATAATCCAATAAATGCGGCATCAAATATAACTGTAACTGTTGAATACAATTATGACCCTTGCTATGGTGGTGGATATACTTTTAATGATAATATCACAATAACATCAGGAACAAGCGGTGGATTTAGATTATACACATATAGTACATATGTTGATTGTGGATTTAGTAGTTGTGAGCCAGAAGGTGAATCATATTTAGGTGTAGTTTCAAATAGTGCATCACTACCATTTGTTTAGTCACTTATAAAACCTAATTAAATTGTTATAACCATATGATAAGAGATATAGTAGATTTACTAAATACCGCAGATTATTACGGACAAAGTGAATACATTGATATAGCAAAAGGAAAGTATGCAATTCCATACACATGGAAAGATACTTTTAAAAATATTAAACGCAGATTATGGCAGATAAGAAAATCAAAATCCAAGTAGATTTAGAATCAAATATAGAACCTACTATTGCTAATTTAAAATTATTAAAGAAGCAATTAAGGGAAACTGCTGCTGGCTCTGCTGACTTCAATAAGATATCTGCTCAAATCAGAGATATGGATGATGCTATTAAAGATGCCTCTGCAACTTCAGATGATTTTGCTGGCTATTTAGAAAACGCATCAGGTCCATTGGGTATGTTAGGTAAAGGGTTAAGAGGTGCTGAGAAATCATTCTCATCTTTTAACGCTATACTTAAAACATCAGTAATTGGTATATTAGTAGCGGCAGTTGGTGGATTGGTAGCAGCATTTTCGAAAAGTGAAACTGCAATGAAGAAACTACAACCATTGTTCATTGCAATGGAAAAGATATTAGGTGGTATATTCAGAGCATTCGAACCTGTATTAGATGCATTTATAGAATTAGCTACATCTGCATTACCATACGTTACAAAAGGTATTGGTTTATTTTATTCAGGCTTATACTCTCTATTCACATTAGTAAAGAACGTAGGTGTATCCGTAGGTAAGATACTTAAAGGTGTATTCACTTTAGATTTCGATGCACTTAAAGAAGGTGCCGCAGGTATCAAAGATGCGTTCACAGGTGTTGCTAAAACATTCGATGCTACATACAAACGTTTTGAAGCAGGTACTAAAGAGCAAACTAAAATTGAAAAAGAAAGCGCTGAAGAAAGAGCTAAGAATGCAAAAGAAGCAGCAGATAAAAAGAAAGCAGCAGAAGAGAAAGCAGCAGCAGAAGCTGAGAAGATAAGACAAGATAACTTAAAGAAAGCTGAAGCAGCAGATGCAGTTGAATTAGAAGCATTTAAAGCCACACTTTCAGAAAGAGAAAAAGCTGAATTTGAAGCAGGATTAAAATTAGCCGAACAAAGAAAGACATTAGCAGAAGCAGGTAGAACTGATATGACTGCTATTGAAGAGCAGTATCGTATTACACTCGCTGAAATAAAGAAGAAGTACGATGATGAGGAAGCTAAGAAGCAAGAAGAGAAAGATAAAATATCCTTAGAGAAAGCTAAGAAAAGAGCAGAAGAAGAAAGAGGTATTTTATTAACTAACTTACAAAGTAAATTTGAAGCATTAGATGCTGAAAATGAAAGAATAGAGTTTGATTTTGAAGCAGATTTAGCTCGTTTAGGAGAACAAAGAGCTATACTTGCAGAGCAAGAAGCAACCGAATTATCTAATACCGAACTGACAGAGTTTCAGAAAACCGAAATAAGAAAGAAGTATGCAGATGCAAGAAAGGGTATAACAGACCAAGAGATTGCAACTGAAAGGGCTGCTGCACAAGCTAAGCAAGATATTAATATGGCTTACCTACAATTGTTTGAACAATTCGGTAACGTATTAGGACAAGTAGCAGGTAAGAATAAAGCATTAGCAATTGCAGGTATTATAATATCACAGGCGGCATCTATTGGACAAATCATAGCAAGTACAGGTATTGCAAATGCAAAAGCAGTTGCAGCATCTCCACTTACATTTGGTGCACCTTGGACAGTAATTAATACTGTATCAGCAGGTTTAAGTATTGCAGCTACTATTGCAGGAGCAGTTAAATCGATACAACAAATAAATTCTGCAGCATCGCAAGCTGGTGTTACCGGCGGTGGCGGTGGTGGAGGTTCAGTTGGAGCAGCACCCGCTTTACCAAAAATTAGTGGAGCAGCCGCACCTCAAATACAAAGTGGACAAGGCATTAACGCATCCTCACAAATTGCACAAACAATTGGGGCAGCACAAAAGCCAGTTAGAGCATATGTAGTTAGTGGAGATGTATCATCACAACAGGCATTAGACCGCAGAACGAGTAGAGCAGCTACCTTTACGGGTGGATAATCATTTTTAATTTTTTAAATGTTATTACAATATGAAAGATTTATTATACGAACTACGAATTGAAGATGATACCGATGAGGTATTCGCCATTAGCTTGGTCGAATCTCCCGCGATAGAATCTGATTTCGTTTATTTCGATAAAGAAGTAATTCAGTTTGCTAAAATAGATACCGAGCAGAGAATGCTTATAGGCCCAATTTTAATACCTGATAAGAAGATATTAAGAGTAGATGGTGAAGGTAATCCTTATCACGTGTTTTTCTCAAAGGAAACAGTTAAGAAATTAGCTCAAAACTATTTGATGAAAAAATATACTGATAAAGCTACTTTAGAACATGATGCTAAAATTAAAAATGTTAATTTAGTAGAGAGTTGGGTTAAGGATGGTAAGTTAGATAAATCAAATAACTATGGTTTAAATTTACCTGAAGGAACTTGGGTTGGTATGTTTAAGATTACTGATGATAGAATTTGGAACGATTATGTTAAGACTGGTAAAGTAAAAGGATTTTCAGTTGAAGCACTTTTAGACCATAAATTAGTAAAGGCTTCTATTATCGATTTAGAGAAGGATATAGAGGAGTTAAGTGAAAATGAGGTGGAAGTATTACTTTCGCAAATTAAAGCAATTATACGAAAGGATAAGCGATTTGCGAAGGGACAAAGAATAGAGATGGAATCTTATTCCGATTATGGTAGTGGTATTTCTAATAACGCTAAGAAAGGAATTGATTTAAACGATAAGAATAATAATAAGTGCGCTACTCCGGTAGGTAAAGTAAGAGCTCAGCAATTAGCAAAGGGTGAACCGATTAGTGTAGAAACCATAAAGAGAATGTACTCTTATTTGAGTAGAGCAGAAGCGTATTATGATGAAAGCGATATGAATGCATGTGGCACTATATCGTACTTATTGTGGGGTGGTAAAGCCGCACTTTCATATAGCAGAAACAAATTAAGGGAATTAGGATTGTTGGAAGAGGCGGAAGCACAACCATCAATCACATCTACATACCCTGGCGAAGTAGCTAAAAAGAAAAAAGATGACAAGTAGTTCAGTATATGATAAGTTAGTGAATTTTGCAGTAAGCAATATTTCATTTAGAACATTTGAACTGATGCTTAGAGAATCAACTCAAAGTAATCCTATCCGTATAGGTTGGAGAACTGAAGAAGGTAACAATAGATACTATTTCGCATATTGGGATAGTGCAGCATATGTAGGTGGTGATGCCGGTGGTTCTGCAACAAAAGAAGCGCAGGGTATGGTTAACTTACAATGTTTAGATTTATCAGATGGAAGTTGGCGAACAATTGATTACAACACTGTAACCAAATGTAGATTCAACGGACAGACATTTAATGTAATTTAAAAAATTTAAAATAAGAAAAAATGAGCAAAATTTTTAATGAAAAAGGATACGTTGAGAACGGACAATTTTCAGGTGGACAATCAGTAACAGGTTCAAACCCAATTGGAAGTTTACCATTTACTGCAATAGGATTGTATGTTGGAACACAAGGAAGTGGTTCATCACAATTAGTAGCACAAACGGTAGATGGTTCAATATTGACATTTGTAAGTGCTAGTGGATTTATCCCTGGTATATTTACAGCCGTATCATCATCAACTACTGCCGGTAATATTATCGCATTAAGATAAAATAAAAAAAGATGTTGTATTTAAGAAATACCAATCAATTACAAACTTTACAAAGTGATATTGTTAGAGGTATAAGTAGTCCGGTACCCCCACCGCCTCCACCGCCAACAAGTAGTGTCATACCAACAGGTAATGGTTTGTATAGAACGCAATATAACGGATACTTTGATGGTGTTCCGTCTTGGTTTGATACAGCAGTATCATCATCACTTGGAATGCCTAATACAGGAAGTATAAGTCCAGGATTTACTTCATCTATTAATTCTAGCTCCGTTCAATGGTTAGGATATTTCACTCCAACTGTAACTGAAGCTTATACATTTTATGCATTAACGGATGATGCAATGTGGATGTGGATTGGTAATGATGCAAGTTCATCTTATACAACTTCATCTGCAAATATTGGAACAACTTCTCGTGGACCTTTACCTTTAACAGGAAGCGCTATAGAATTAATATCAGGTACTTTCTATCCGATGAGAATACAATTCGGAGAAGCAGATGGTATTGAGTATTTAACTATGAGTTATCAAACAGCAACAATATCTAAAACAGAGAATTGGAGTTCAAATATCTATTATAATACATCATCAAACGGATTCTAATATGCCAGTAGACAAACCAAAAGCAGGAGAAAGCAGAGATGCATATTTAAACTATTGCATACCAATTGAGGTAGAAGCAGGTAAAGAAGTAGACCAAGCTGCAGCAATTTGTAATTCATATTACGACAAAGATAAGATGAGTAAGATAAGTGATACCTCATCTAAAGTAATGGCAAGTGTAGTTTACAATACAAAGTATAAAGGTATTAATTTAATGGCTGAAGAGGGTGAAGACCCGTGTCAAAGTGGATACACTCAATATGGTATGAAGGATATGGATGGTCGCCAAGTTCCTAATTGTATACCTGACGAAAAAGAAGATTAACTATGGAGAATATGTACACAGTCATAATAACTGCTATCACTACATTAGGTGGTGCATCTGCTTGGAGATACTTTGAGAAGAGAGCAGCACATAAAGAAGATGATGAGCGTTATATCAGAATGGATTGCCAAACTCGCATAACGAAATTAGAAATACTATTAGAGAAAGCATCTGAAGAGAAAGATGAACTAAGAGCACAAATATTAAACCTAACCTCTGAAGTAGCTAAACTACAAACCGAAATAAAATACCTATTAGACTTTAAAATAAAATCAGAGAGTAATTAATACCGAAAACCCCACAACCAATTAAGGAAGTGGGGTTTCTTTTTAAAACTAAACTATGGGCAATTATTTATAATTAAAAGTCCAACCACATCTTGTCTTTGGTTGTAATCCTCTTAATATCTTTCTTATAATAGGTGCTTGAATTTTTAAAGCTCTTTCAGCTTCTCTAATTGAGATATACTCTAAACATTCTTCAGTATTTAAATTGATTGCATATATTCTAACACCATATTTTTCAGCATTTGATGTTGATGCTTTTTTACCTATCTCTAACAGAAACTCTTTTGATTTTTTTAGTCCTGATATTTTACCACCAATAGGTGCACCTATTTTTTGAATTCTTTTCATATGACCTGATTCAGTATTCTTCATACCAATAATCTTACCTGTTACTTTACCAACTTCTATTTGAGATAATCTTTGTAAAGTAAAATTATTATCAGATAAGTCATCTAATCCAATTAATGGTTTTGATTTAAAGTCTTTCATATTATCTATTTAAAAATTGATATTCACAATAAGTTTCCCATTCTTTTGGAAAGTTTTCAATAGTATCGGCAATACTGATTGAGATACGAGGTGATACATCGTTCATAGATTTCCAATTTTTACGAATATATCCAATGGTTTTTTTGATTATATCTTTGGAATACCCACCATCTTTTGCATTACACTTTGAACCTAAGATGTCAATATCCTCAACTAAGTGAATAGTGTACATTAACTTCTCTTGCTCATTTAACCAAACAGGTATTTGTCTGAAACGAGAACTAATAGCATTCCAATGGGTTTTAGCTTTATCGGCAATATCTTCTATCTTCTCATTTGTAATCCAAACAATAGAACCTTTGAATACAAATTTAGATGGTATATCATTATCTCGCATCAATTGATTTTGAGATGCTCTACCCCATTCAATAACTCTATCTTCAGTAGTTGGTTCGGTAGCTGCTTTAAACATATCTAAAATAGCAGAACGTTCGCCAGTTGATTTATGTATAATATCAACATCATCTAAAACTAATACTTGCCCTGCATCTTTACTTTGATATAGTTTGCAATACATTGCCGCTGCTGTAATTGATGACCCTTTTACATAGTCGATATCATCTTCATTATTAATGTGTTGTAATCCTAACTTAGTATAATGTGTTTTACCAAAGCCGGCATCACCACTAATTAATACACCACGCATTGCTGCATCTGGATTCTTTACAAAGATACTAACCATCTTTTCAATAGTAAGGTATTTATTTTTTACCTCATCTAAAATTGGATTTGTGAAATTGTTCATAACTGATTTATTTGTTTAAGTTTTAATTATACCTAAAGATACGCAATTTTTCTCACATTTCCAAATAATTCTTTAGAAATTAGCTAACTGGTTGATACTCAATAAGATACATATTCAATAAAAAACCCCCAAAGCAAGAACGCAATGGGGGTTACAAAAATTGGTTTGGAAAATGGCACTTAACCAAACAATATATACAAAGAAGAGAGACACTGATGATAAGTTACGATATAAGAATCAGTATTGATTAAGTCCCTCTTTCTTAGTACATAACAAAGATACTTAAAAAAATCTATACTTCCAAATAAAAAAGTTTAAAATAAATCGGCGTTTCAAAATTTGAGCTATATATATTGATATACGATATAGATAAATATTTAGAATGTTTGGTAATTTAAAATATTCTTTGTATATTTGTTAAAAGAAAAAATGGCACACATATGAACATCATTATTTACAAATCACACTTTGAGTTAATCAAAGACCTTACCGATGAACAAAGCGGTAAGTTAATAAAAGCAATCGGATTATATTCTGAAGGTATTATGCCTGAAATTGATGACCTTTTGGTTAAAGGTATTTTTATATCTATCAGAAGAGATTTTGATTTACAGGCTGAAAACTATGAGAAGAAAGTTAAAGCTAATAGGGAAAATGGTAAGAATGGTGGTAGACCAAAGAAACCCAAAGTAACCGAAGATAACCCAAATAACCCAATGGGTTTATTCGTAACCCAACATAACCCACAAAACCTTAAAGATAAAGATAAAGATAAAGATATAGAGAAAGACAAAGATATAGACAATAATACAGTAAGTACAGATACAGTAGTCAGTAGAAGGTTTATAACTCTTGATAATAAAATTGACTTTGATAAATTAACTTCAGAAATTAAAAATCATTAAAATGGCACAAACTAAGAATTGTAATCAATGTGGTAAATCCTTATCCACTTCAGAGTTTTATAAAAAGACTAAATCTAAAGATGGATTACAGCCGACTTGTAAAGCGTGTTGTAAAATAGCAAACGCTAAATTTAGAGAAACTAAACCTAAATATCAGGTTGAATGGCAAAGAACCAATAATAAGAAATGGACTAAGTATATTGGTGAATGGAACAAAATAAATTGTAAAGCAGATAACTCTCGTAGCGTTATATACTATATAATTTCACCGTCTCAAAAAATTTACGTGGGACACAGCCAAACTCGTTTTTATCAGAGAAAATCAGCACATAAAAAAGAATACAAATTAAATAAAGGAGCAATGCCGTATTTACATCAGAGTTTCGATGACCACGGATATGATAATCATAGCTGGGTTGTAATGGATATGAGTGGTATGGATAAAGAAACGTTGGAGATTATTGAATATGCAATGGCAAATGAATTTACTAAATTAGGAATCAGCTTAAACAAAAGATTAAAATAAAAACAAATGAGAAAAGATAAATCAGATTACGCAATGATACAATTGCCAAAAGAAGTTCACACAGTTTTAAAAGAATATTGTGCACATCACGGATTTAATATGTCCGGATTTGTATCAGCACTTATTCGTCAATCATTAGCAAACAATAAAAAGAAATAATGAAAAGAATTAAAATAGGCGATTGGGTTGAGGCGCTGATATATACGCTCTCATTTGGAACAGGTGAACACATAGCACTATGGATAGCGAGAACGTTCTTTAAATCGAACTCCTGTGGGTGCTGTGAACGAAAGGAATGGTTGAATAGATTAACAAATAAAGAGTACAACGGTCATTGTGGCCAAATTAAGTTATAACAATTAAAAACAAACAAAATGTCAGAAACAACAACAACGTTAGCAGGAACAGAAGTAAACAAAGATGCACTCTATTTAGTAGATTTTACAAAGATGAGTGGAGTAGAAGATTTAGTATTAATTTTCGCATCGATGGGTTTATCATTTAGTGGACTACATCCGCAATTTGAAAACATTAAACATCTATTAGATTTAGATAATCCTATAAATGTTAATAAGATGCCACATGAGCAGGAGTTTCATCCAGCGGAAAAGAAAGAACTTAAATTACCAAAATTGAAATCATTGTAATATGGAACTAACCGAAGAACAATTGAAAGAACTAAAAGAAACCCTAAGTGGAATTGGTTCACATCTGCCGGAAAATAAAGCAGGATACATTTGGAATACATTTAATCATATCAGAAATGAAAACGAACGCCAACCATGTATGTGTGGAAGCGCAGGAGCACATTGGAAGAGAGCAGTTGATTTTTTAAATGATTATATAAAAAATAAATAAATGATAGACAGCGGAAGCATGGATTATATAGAGTGTGAGAGAAGATTAACCAACCTATACAATGAATCTCATAATTGGCTAATAGGTTCAGCCAAAAAGATAACTAAGAATGTAGAAGAAGCTGAAGACTTAGTACAAGAACTTTACATATACCTACACGAAAAACGAAACCCAAAACTCTTTTGGGGAGATAATAGTTACAATCTCTTTTACTGTTATAAATTCCTAGCTTCTCGCTTCATCAATAAAACTAAAAAGTTGAATCGTATTGTATTAGTTGAAGATGTTTGGGATACCGAATTAGATGAAGAGTACGATATGGATGCAGATATCAGAATACAAACGGCACACGATGAGGTTATATCTGAATTAAAACAATTAGAAAGAACAAGAATGTGGCCGCAAGCTAAGATATTTGAATTGTATTGGTGTTCGGAAAAGACTTTGGACGAAGTTGCAAAAGATATAGGAATCAGTAAGAGTACAACATTCTTAGCAGTACGCAAAGTAAAAAACTATTTAAAAGAAGTTATAAATAATCCATACAATGATAATAGAGATTAGAACCTGCATTAAGTGTGGAGAAGAGAAAGAGATAAAGCAAAGATATGCGCACGCTTGTAATACCTGTGCGGATTGTATGAGAGCTAGGCAAAAGGTATATGCAAAAGAAGCAGCAATAAAAGCAGGTAAGGGTTCTATTGTTGGTAGAAAACCATACCCAGGTGGATTCGATATAGCTGGTAGAAGTAAGTTTTATAGATTAAAAACTGAATTGGACAAATGTACACATAGAGAAGAGTGGATACCAATTATTAAAAGAAACTTAGATATAACTCTTAATGATGCAGATATAATACAATGGATAAAAACGGAAAAGGAAGATGAAGGGAAACCAAAGAAACCAACTAAGATAAAAACGGATTACCCAGATACGAGAGGAATGACGTGGGAAGAATATCAGAAGGGGCTGGGGGAAGATGATGTCGATAGTTAAAAATTTTGATAGTAATGATAAGACAAGAAACATATCAAGCATTAGCAGATACATTTGGTACGGGATTAGGTGTAGCAGAATGGGAAGGTGATTTCTATCCTTACTATTCTAATATAAGAAAGATGCCGGATGAATATAAGGTAATCGCTTTGACAAACTTTATAATCAGAGAAGAAGTATATCAGCAAGTAATAAAGGAAGTACTAAGACTAGAAAACAAATATAGGAATAAAAGAATAAAGCAATCTACAATATATGAAAAAGCTATTAACACTATTAAAGAAAATCAATCCGTATAAACTATCGGAAGAAGCGATACTACTAATAGCATACTTTGGTTTGCTATTCTTACTCACCTTTGGATTCGATGTACTCTATACTATATGGAAGGCACTGATTGGTTAGTATATATGTATATACTACAAAATAGAAATCCATTGTTATATTTAAATAATAGAATTTAATATGGCATTTCAAAAAGGACACAAACTGGCAACGGGCAGACCAAAGGGAGCAATCAATCGTTCTACGGAGATGATGAAGCTGACAATTGCAAGAGCAGTTGATAATACACTTAACACACTATCAGCAGACTTGGAAAAAATCCGAAAAGACGACCCCGAACGTGCAATTGAATTGGCACTGAAGTTGATGGAGTACACCCTACCTAAATTAAGTAGAACGGAAGTGAGAGCAGAGATTGACCAAAGGATACATTCTATATCAGTAAACATAACAAAGAGTGGAAGTAGTAATTAATACCACAATTACATTTGAGAATCTATTAGAGAGTAAGGCTAGAGTTAGTCAGCACATTGGTGGAACTCGTAGTGGAAAGACTTATGGAATACTCCAATTTCTCATTGTAGAGGGGCTTAAAGGCTCTCAAACTATAACGATAGTGCGTAGAACCATTCCATCGCTTAAACGTACTATAATCAAAGATTTCACCGATATACTAAAAGGTATTGGCATATGGAATGATAACGATTGGAATACAACTGATAGAACATATAGATTAGGCGAAAGTAATGTTCAGTTTATAAACTCTGATGACCCGGAGAAACTTAGAGGTTTAAAGAGTGATATACTATTCATAGATGAAGCATCGGAATTAGATGAGGAAAGTTATTTTCAGCTAAGTATCCGTACAACAGGCAGAATCATATTATCCTATAACCCAACTGTATCACCTTATCATTGGTTAAGACAGATGCAGGATTGCGATAGGTTTGTTACCACATATAAGGACAATCCATATCTACCTAAAGAAATGGTTGTAGCAATTGAAGAGTTACAATATAAGAATCCAAAGCAATGGACAATATATGGTAAAGGTGAGTTTGCTGCAAATGATAAAGCAATATATCAATTCGAAGTAGTTGATGATTATGAAGGAGAGTTTATAGCATTCGGGCTAGATTGGGGCTATAGCCAAGATCCAACTGCGGTTGTAGCAATTTATAAGAATGGTGATAACCTTTACTTAGAAGAGATACTATATGAGAAGGGATTAGTTCTAAAAGATATTGCTGATAAGTTAAGAGCATTGGATATAACTAAATCGGAAGAGATATGGTGTGATAGTTCAGAACCTCGTAGTATAGAAGAACTATACCGAATGGGCTTTAATGCAAAGGCTGTAAAGAAAGGACCTGATAGTATTAAGTTTGGTATATCAGTATTGCAGAATCATAAACTACACATACAAAAGAAATCACAAAACCTCATCAATGAAATGTACGCATACCAATACGCAACTGATAAGCATGGTTATATAACTGATACACCTGAAGGTGGATTAGACCACTTATTAGATGCTGCACGTTATGTAGGGATGATGAAGTTAACACAAAAAGCACAAACAAAAGGAACATATGCAATCTCAATCGGAAATTATAAATACTAAGATTTGGAATGAAGAGGAAATTAGGGACTTAATCCTATTTGCTCAATCATTAAGAATGGAGAACGAAGAGTTAAGAGCTAAGATAATAGCAATGGATGCTTATGTAAAGAATGGAGATGCTAAGGTTAGACAATTACAAACGATATTAAAAAGATATACAATATGAAAAAAGAAATAGAATTATCAATACCCACATCATATGGGGATATAACTCTAAAGAAGTGGTTGGGGTTACAAAAGGAGATAGATAACTATGAAGGTAATGATGAAGCAATTGGTGCGTTAATGATATACCACCTATGCGGATTAGACCCATTGTATTTAAATGGATTAGTAATGGAAGATTACAATGTAATCAAAAACGAATTAGCATCTTTCTTACAAGATGTTGAATTACCATTACAAAGATTTATAAATATAGATGGTGTTGAATATGGATTCGAGCCTAACTTATCTAAGATGACTTATGGTGCATATGCTGATATATCTAAGTTTGATACAATAGCAATAGATGATAATTGGGCTAAGATAATGAATATACTATACAGACCTGTAACTAAGAAAACGGGTGATATGTATTCAATCCAAACATATACAGGCGATGATAG